AGTCTGCGTATACAGGATCAACTTACAAATACAGCGAACCCGGATTAAATTACAATCATGTAACAACCGAGTATGCCGATCAAACATTCAATATCGGGTATCGGAAAGCTAATGTAGGTTACCGAAGCGCCGACTGGCGTTACGACGGTGCGGCTTCTTACGAAACGCACACAATATCAGCTTCAATATCTGCTTCTGGTTCTTCCAGTGTCACATTGCAGATGACGAACTTTATTGGGGGTAGTGTCACTGGGTCGGGTTCTACTTCAACGACTGTTCAATCAAGACAGTTTATAGGTTCTTCGCTTTCAGCTACTGGTTCTACAGTAACTGCAATCATTGAAGAAGCTTTGTTGAGTGCAGGCATATCAGCATCTTCGTCACTGTCAGCTACGATATTTCAAAAACATTATCTTACTGGCGAGTCGCTTTCTTCTACTGGTTCTACGCTAACAGCTATTATCGAGGAGGCTTTAATAGCCGCTTCGCTTACAGGATCGGCAACAATTACTTGCACTATTGGCGCGGATAGGCCAAATCCTGATGTTACTTTGGCAGTTTCTTTGCCAACCGATGTTACTCTTGTATCATCGTTAGTACATGACGTTTCGATTACAGTAGGTGTTTAATGGCAACATACGATAAAAATGACCAAGTGCGCGTAACTGCCACGTTTACAACTGGTGGTACTGCTGACGATCCAACAGATAATGAAGATGATGTGACTATCACTTGGAATAAACCTGATGGGACTAACACTTCTTATACAGGGTCAGGTGGTATGACACGATCCGGTGCAGGTGTGTATTATAAAGATTTCACATTAGATCAGATAGGGGTTCATACAATAAAGTTTGTTGGTAGTGAAGGTATCATTGCCGCCGAAACTGTTGAGTTAGAGGTAGTGAAGTCGGTCTTCGACCACGCTTAACCCAAGAGGGACCATGACTAATACTTCGCATGAACAGCATGGCGGCAACGTCAGCAAAGTCAGGGGAGAGAAGACTCGTGAATTGTTCCTTGAAGGACTCGCGGAGCATGGAGTTATCTCTAAGGCTTGTACTATTGCTGGTGTCACTCGGTCTGCTTACGATAAGTGGAGACAACGTATACCTGACTTCGCTGAGAAAGCGGACGCTATCAGGAGCAAAGCGCTCGCTGACGGCGGCATGGAGAAGTGGGACGGCACTTTTCAAAGTTTCAGAAGTTACTATTTCGGGCACATGTCCCCTTGGTTCCATATCAAAGCCATCGAAGCGTATGAAAACACACCACCCGGAAACATTACCCTGATTCTCTGGCCTCCTGAACACGGCAAAACTACGCTTGCCGAGGACTACTTCTGCTACAAATTGGCGACAAATCCCGAATTCAGGATCACCGTCGGATCTGAGGGACAAGACATGGCGCGCAAAATTCTTGGGCGTATACGTAGCCGGATGGAACCTCATGGACCTTTCCCTAAATATGTAGCTAAATATGGACCTTTCGTACCTCAAAATCAGAGTGGTCGTAAAACTGCTCAATCGTGGGGTGCTGATTATTTTAACGTATTTAAGAAAGCTAGTCACGATGAGCGTGATTATTCGATGGTTTCTTTAGGTTGGCGATCAAAGATTGCTGGTACACGTACCGATCATCTACATATTGATGATATCCAATCTCGTGTTTCATTGAATCTAACCGAACAGATGTTCGAGATTTTCCGACAGGACTGGTTGACTCGTCCGGGTGAGAATGGTCGGACGAGTATTAATGGTACTCGTGTGGGTGAAGGCGATTTTTATGAGCGTGTAATGAACGAGATAGATCCAGATATTCTTTCTGTGATTAGATTCCCTGCGATAGTAACTAACGATGAGGGTGAGCCTGAACCGTTGTGGCCTGAAATGTTTTCTATGGATGCGCTTGACAGAATTAGACGTAAGGTTGGTGAGGAAGCATGGTCGCGTAACTATATGCAACAGCCAAGTTCTTCTGCTGAAGCTACGTTTGATGAGGAATCTATAAAGAAATGTTTAAATCCTTTGCGTTCTGTTAATCACCATCCGCCAAAAGACTGCACTGTTTATATTGGTTTAGACCCTGCATTAGGTTCTAACAACTGTGTGATAGCCGCTACTCCACATGAGGATAAGTTAAAGATTCTTTTTGTTAGAGAAGATGTGGGTCTTACCCGTAACGAGCAAATACTTGGTATTGTTGAAGAAGCGATACTCAGATGTGGACAGAATGGTGCGACTGTATCGGATGTTGTGATTGAAGCTATGGTATTTCAGAAAGGTTTATCTCGTGATGAACGTCTTATAGAGATGACTGAACGGTATGGGTTTCGTGTTAGGGAGCATTTAACTGGTGTGAATAAGTATGATGAAACTATTGGTGTTCCTTCTATGGCTTTATCGTTTATGCGTGGTGAAATAGACATTCCTTATGCGGATGACGCATCTACTCGGCATCAAGCTGATGAACTAATAAGACAGCTAAAAGCATGGCGGCCATTAAAACGTGGTACTAAACTAAGGCAGGATCAAGTAATGGCACTATGGTTCATTTGGATACTATGGCGGCAAAGGAAACAATCATATAGTGTTGACTCTTCACAATTCAGCTTTAAAGGACTACCTTGGAAGACAGGTACGTCTGGAAGTAGGGTTTTTTAATGTATACCTTTGATGAAATAGTAGGGATTATAAGACAAAGACAAGACATACAAAGCCCTTTGTTGGAAAGAATGCTTGATGTTAAAGAAAGATATAACGGTGATTATGTAATTCCTCTTCCTTCAATGGAAAATGAACCTGTTTTACCTCCATTAACTCCTGCTCTTATAGCAGAAAATATTGATGCTGTAGCTCAAAGAGCCTCATCAGTTATGCCTTTCATTGGATGCCCAGCTATAGATCAGTCAAAAGAACGAGGTGTTCGTTCCCGTGAGTATGCTGATATTCGTAGACGCGCACTTGCGGCTACTTGGTATTCCTCAAAGTATAAATTAAAGATGCGTCGGGCATATCGTCATTTAGCTGGATACGCTACATCATGTTTAGTGGTTACTCCTGATTTTGAAAAGGGTTTACCACGTATTGATGTTCGTGACCCTCTTGGTGTATATCCAGAACCTAAAGCTTATGAAGACGTAGAACCTCCACGTAACTGTGGTTTTATTTACGGCAAGTCAGGCGACTGGCTACGCGCACATTACCCTGCTTCTAGAAATGAAAACGGTGGGCCTATAGCTTCAGATGATAACGCCCGTCAAGAATTGTGGGATGTGTGCGAATGGGTGGATGAAGAACATATTGTTATTGGAATAATGGGACCACGTTATAACCATTATGCCCAAACCTACCCATATCATAGTACCCAACTAGAACTATCTCGTGCGCCTAATAAATCTGGTATGCCTTGTGTTATAACTCCGGGTCGTGTTTCGTTAGACAAGATAGCTTCCTCCGTTTCTAATGTTGTAGGAATTGTGGATCTTATGTCAAAAATGATGGCTTTGGAAATACTTGCGCAAGAAAAAGCTATCTTCCCTGATAGGTATATAATAGGACGATCGGGTCAGGTGCCCATGATCGTCGGAGGTGAATGGAAGGACGGTCGTGAAGGGGAAGTAAACGTACTTCTCGATGCTGAAAGTATTGGTGAATTAAGATCAACTCCTGATCCGAGCACAAACATTGCCATTGACAGATTGGAAAGAAATGCTCGAATCTCTACAGGAACCGTCCCACAAATTGGTGGGGAAACTTACGGAGCGTTACGTACAGGCAGAGGAATCGACTCGCTTATGGGCGCGGCATTGGATCCGCGTATCCAAGAGATGCAAGAGATTATGGAGGCTCATCTTCCTCATCTAAACGAATGTTTATTCTCTACGTATCAAGGATACTTTGGTAATAAACAATTCTCTATGTACACTGGTTACGCCGGGGATTTTGGACAAGTAGAATTCACTCCAAACGAACACTTTGAAACACACGATAATGTTGTTTCGTACTCAATCCCCGGCGCAGACATTCAAGGCACTACAATACAATTAGGTCAGTTGCTTTCAATGAAAGGAATCAGCTTACG